TTCTCTTGAAAACTATCATACATTCCTTGGTAAATCTTTATTTCATTTACTACCAGATGATACGATTTCAAAATCTGCCATAACTTTTCCGATTCAATCTGTGTTAGATTCAATTCAAATTCTCCTTACTAACACTGTGTTTTTCTTTTTCTTCTTTTAAAGCATCAGTAATAAAGTTAATGTATCTTGACAAGAGTTTAGAATACTCTGCATTTTTCGCATTCTTTCCACAAAGATAAACGTGCATTCCCAAATACAAGTCACGATCATTCTTCGCTCCGTTATGAATGTAGGAATATTCTCTTGCGAAACTATCTGCTAAAAGTATTGCTAACATATCTATTAATTCTTCTCTGTCGTAATTTTTTAGTGCCTTGTGCATATATGTCTTTAATTTATTTACCACGGCAATTCATCCTCCGGCATATATCCAAAACGGTTTTTAGCGTTTTCCATCTTGCTATTAGAATCACTAGCTAACATAACTTTATCTGCTAAAATCACTCCATCATCACGTAACATTCCTTTTACTCTGATGGTCGTGTGCAGTGCTAACCCTGTCACAATATGCGCTATTTTAGCCGGAGCGATAAAACGGATATTCTCATACGGTTTACCTACTTTTCGTTCTGTGTAGTATCTTAAAGTGCCTTTAACGCTACCATTTTTTAGTTCCTCGAAGTAGTATAGCGATCCTGTTACTTCTGCTCGGTTCTTAGACTTCATTCTTCATCTTCCTTTATGGTAAAAAATACATATTCATCATCGTTCAACATCTTATGAATCATATCTACACTTTCGTATCTTAAATCACAACCAGTGTCATTATCGGTATCATATGCATAAATATTTTCATTGTCTTTGAGGTAGTAGAACACCATATCTTTATCAACGTTTATCACTCGCATATACTCACCTCTTTAAAATGGTAAATCATCTGAATCAATGTCTAAAACCTTACTCTGTGGCTCATATTGTGTGTTATTTTGAGCATAATCGTTCTGCTGATATTGAGGTTGCTGACTTTGATAATTGTTCTGATTTTGCTTTTTAGGCTCTAAGAAAACAATGTCGTTTGTCATGACTTCCGTAACGTATACGGTTTGTCCTTGCTTGTTTTCGTATGTTCTAGTCTGGATTCTTCCTGTCAATCCGATTAGACTTCCTTTAGACATATACTGACATAGATTTTCTGCTGACTTGTTCCACGCTACGCACTGGATAAAATCGGTAGGGTCGTCCGGCTTTCTTCGATTGACCGCAAGCGTAAACTGACAAACTGTATTGTTATTCGGTGTTCGCTGCAATTCTGGATTTTTTGTTAATCTTCCGACTAGTGTTACTGTATTAATCATTCTATTTCCTCGCTATCTATATTCGTGATTTCAATATTTCCTTTATCCATGTAAAGTTCATAAAGTTCGTTTAATGCTTTTCCTTTATTCTCTGCTTTTACAACCTTCACAAAGATATTTCCGATGGGATCAATATATGTAATTGTGTATTTCTTCATCTTACGTTGCTCCTATATCTAATGCTTGTTTTTTCTCCGTATAACTTGTCAATCTTTACTCTTTGTGCGAAAACTTGCCGTTTCAGTTTCACATTCTCCATAGCAAGAGAAGCTGACCGCTTTCTATATTTGATGGTCTTTTGCTTCTCTTTGACAAGTAATAAAAGTAAATCTAAATTTTTCATGGCAATATTTTAGTACCCATTTTTCAATCTTTCAAAATTGATTTTGTTCTTCGTGATGTACATATCGTATACATCGTCAATGTCGTAACCTAGACTAAAAGTCAATGCGATAACATCATCTAGTTCATAGCGAAGTTCAAAAAATTCAGCGACTGGATCATTCCCGTATAGCATATCTTCTCTTGATGTTTTTATTCCGTTTAAAAATAAAGCTGTTATATCACCTTGTCGTCCGTTCGGAACATCAACCAGATAATGCTTACTTAGAACAAAATGCCATACATCGACTAGTTCTTCTAACACTTTCAGATTATCCACTGGCTTTTGCGTTTCTTTCCACCAACACCATGTAGCCTTAAGTTCATGATTCAATTCTCCAACTTCATCGATAATCGCTCTTATTAAAGTGTCTGGATTGAATTTACCGTTACCGAAAGTCAATCCCTTTTCTTTCATAATTGCATCATTCAAAACTGTCTGCATATCTAACATTGCACCGATTTTCTTTACACTATTTTCAATTTCATTTTTAATCATTTCTGTTCTCCATTACCACTCGTTTACTACTCTGTCCATTTCCAATAAATTGCTTGAATTATCATTCACTAACCATGCGACAACTTGCTTGAACACATCATCAGCGTTTTCTTCAATACAAAAGTCGTTTGTTAAATAGATATAATCTCTTTCATCGTCAAAATAATTTAAATCTGCCACTACTGCATATTGAGGTTTTTCTTTTGTTCTTCTCTTTAAAACGTGTACTGTTCCGATTGTTTCAACATTAATCAATACTTCTCTTTGCGTTAAAATCCACTTCATTCTTTCTCTCCTATTGTTGTTAGTCCGTCCGTAATTTCATTCATAAAAATTCGATGCATCAAATACACTCTCCAACATTCACACGGTTTCACATCACCGCATACCTTTTCACACAACTTGTCAATCTCTTTGTTGTTGTGCATATAGTTGTCAATTCCATCATATTGACAAGGTTCTCCGAAGTGTTCTTCCAATATCTGACAGATAAGCGTTATCTTATCTTTCATTCTTTATTTCCTGTTCTTCCTGTTCATGTAGTCTATTTAATACACCTAAAGCAAATTGCCATGGAACGTTGTATTTCTCTACTAGTTCGTCAAATACCGTACTAAACACTACAAACGGCATTGTGCTTGCGATTGTATGTAGTTCTGCCATGTCCTTATAGAATTGATCTCCGTTTTTTACCGTTATTTTGCATAGCGTTTCCAAATCAATTTTTACACTCATTTCAAAGCTACAAGGCTCTGTCAATCCTTTTAGTTCTTTTAGGTTGTTTGAGTAGTCCTCGACTAAATCAAAGTGCATTTCCTTTATTCCTTTAAAGGGGATAGTTCCGGCTGCCGTTTTGATAAACAATTCCATGTATTCTTTATCTTTGTTATCCATTTTCTTTCTCCTTTTCTTTTTCCTTTTCTGACCATCTTTCGACCATCTGTACATAGTCATGTATGCCGATGAAGTAACCTACTTGATACGATATATAGGCAACTAAAGTGATAATTAATAAATCTGCTAGTGCACTCATTAATCATCCCCGCTTTTGACGATCTTCCATCCTATGTAAGCAATAGACAACACAATACCTAAAGGATAGTTTTTATTTTCAAAGCATTTATACACAAAGAACAACCAAACAATATTTATTGTGAGTGCTATAAGCCATCGTATTACTCTTTCTTTTCGTGACGGCATAAAGCCATAGTCTACTAAAAGTCTTTCCCATTTTTCTGCTTCTTTCATTATTTTCTCCTTTCTGCTCGTGAACAAAAGTCATCGTCATTTCTGAAAAAACCTTTTGTGTTCAGATACCAACAATTGCCTGTTTCTTTCAATACACCAGTATTTTTTTCATAAAAAAAGCAATCTTTACACCGAATTAATTCACCGACCTTTTCATATCTAGGCTTATCACTTACTGGCACGTACATACCATCGTAATTTTCAAAATCCTGTTCATATCGCAGATTCATTTCTTCATCTGTATTAACTTTCACAATTATGTATTGGCTCATTTTTCTTTCACCTCAATCAAAGGACAACCTTTAATGCGCTCTTTATCACCCTCTGGATATATCAAAGCCGTATTTGTAAGACCGCAAAAACTGCAAGTCCATCCTTCTTGAAGCATTGGGCAATCATAACAAGATTCTGGCATTTCCATATCTTTAATCGCCACTGTCATCTTATCTCACCTCAAACAGAGCTTGCTTGATACGATCTTCTCCGATTTCTTTAACGGCATTTTGTGCCTGCTCCTTGGTGTCGAAATAAATTGTTCCTAAAGGAAAAATCCAGTGTGCTTGAAAAGTTTCAAAATCATCGTCTTCCCTAACCAAATAAAAATTACCTCCATCTTTCTTGAACCATCTTCTACCACCGTACTTAAGCAACAGAGTTTCTACTTTTCTACGCTCTAAATCCTTTTTAGCATCTTCTTCAGTAAGGAAAACAACACCCATATCAATAGCTTCGGATAATGGGCTTAAATATCCACCAGTATCTTCTACGTCACCAAATAAACTGATGTAGTAGCATTTATCTCCTTTTCTCAAATCCCATACCGTCTTTGGCTTAGGCTTTCTTCCGTTAATCATAATTTCATTCGTTGTTATGCTTCTGGATACTACAACATCATACTCTCCATACTTTTCCATCAATTCTTTTAACTTCATATTTTCTCTCCTTTTCATTTAGTCTTTCTTCAATTGCTTTTTGCTGATTTCGTATCTGATTAATTGGTTTTTCAATCCATCCGGCAACTTCTATCAATAGCCAATAACCAATTAAAGGTAGTGTTACGATTGTTAATGCTCCGATTAGTATATCCATATCAATCCCAATCGTTTCTTACTGGCGCACTACCGATTTCATAACCAATCCAAAGCCCTACTAAATATGCTCCGATCACCAACAATAAAGTTTTCATTTCTTCTCCTCTGCGTTCTCCTCTTTAAAATCTAAAATCATTTTCATTACATTTGTAAAAGCTGATTTAAGACCGTCTCTTCTTCCGATAAGATATATGTCTGTTTCACCTTTGGAATTTTCTTTCTCAATCATAGCGATTGCGCTCGTTAATAAATACTCTAAAAAGTCAACATAGATTTCTGCGTTCGATTTCTCTTTCGGTTCTTCTTGTTCTTTTTCTTTAAGTGACAATGCCTTCTTGCACATATCAAGGTATGCACAAGAATAAAATGTATGCCCTATATTGTCTGAGAAAAATGTATTGCTTTCGATTTCAAAGTACGGACATTCTTTAACACAATATTTTGTACACGTATTTACTGTTACGGTGTTACTCATTTTTTTCTTCCTCTATTTCTATGCATTCCTTGGTTGCTAGTTTTTCGTCCGACATGGCATAATGCATCCAAGAGACTAAACTCAAACCATCTTCACTTGTGTTGTATGAATCGTATATTTCATCCCAACAAAAATTTATATCGCCAATTCGTACCTTCTGGGGTTGAGTTCCGTTTCGGATCATACCCAACAATTCATAAAACGTTATCAACATACTTCCAATGTTTTCCTTTCAATTTTCCACCTGTTCTACATGATTGCCGTATCGCTGCCGGTGTTACTTTGATACTGCGTCCGGCTTTTCTAGCACTATCAAATATTTCTTCTGTTTCAACACACATAACCTTACGTGATAGCTTATCTCTTACATCTTGTATAGGTATTACCACTTGCAGTTGTTGCTTTTCAAAGCACCATTTCTGACCGTCTTGAAATATCACATCTACTACTGCATTTGTCGGTTCATCATCTGCATAAGTAACTGATGTTACCGTACCTTCTTCTCCGATGTAATCTGTCTTGTTTTTTCTTTTTACTTCCGACATTAACTGATACTCGTATGACGATGAAACTCGATTAAATTTAACGATGTCGCCTACTTCAATCATGGTTTCCATCCTTTAGTGTGTATCTGACATAAGATACCGTTTCTCCATGTCGGTTCTTTCTGCTCTCGTATTTCCTGTCGAAGTCGTACCCTTGATTGGTTAAATCATGGATACGGCTTGACAATCTGGTGATGTTTAAATCAATGAATGCATCATATGTTGTGATACTTCCGTACTGTTGAATGTATTCAATTATCTTTTCGCATTGTGTCATTGTTTTTGTTTTCCTCTAAATCAAATATAGATAACTGCTCTGTTTTATCGAATCGGTGTCTTTTTGCTTTCCCTTTTCTTGGTCTATATTGCTTTCCTGTTTCGACATCGCCTAAATCAGTTAAGCCAAAATTAGGACAATGGTTTTCTCTGCTTATCCGACTTCTATCCATGCATATTTCTTCGCCCTTTGGATGATTACTGCATCCGAACCAATCTCCTAAGTCAAAACAGAAAGCACAATATCTACAATACTGTTTCATTTTCTTTTCCTTAAAATTCATAGTCTGTAAAAGTTATCTGTTTATCCAGTACACCGCTACATACATATATGCTTTGAAAGTTAGGCGAATTTAACGCTCCTTTATCATTATGTATGAATTTCATTCTGCCTTTAGGGACTAACAATTCCACTTCATTGTGTCTGAATATTTCCACTCTTTTCTTTGAATCAAATAGTCCATTAAAATTCATTATCAATGCAAACGGAACCTTCATTTCATAAAGTCTTTGAAATATTGCGTCCCTTTTTGAGAACGGCGGATTGCTTACAACAATATCGCCTTGCGGTTCTGTATAATCGAAAAAGTCTTGACCTGTGTCTATATGTCCATAAACGACTTCATAGCCTAATGCTTTAAATGTTTTTACAAATTCGCTTTCGGCAGTATCGAAAGGACACCATATTTTCTTGTACCCCCCCCGCTTATGTACGGCACGATCATATCCACCGACTTCTTTGTCGTGTAATATTCATCACCGTTTTTGCTTACTTTTATATCTTTTGAAATATTGTTTACCATTCAATCTCCTTGTTGATTCCTTTTTCTTTCTGCTCTGGAACAGTAATCATCTTCTCCGATGCCATGTCCGAATTTGTGACACCAACAATAACCGTCAAAATGTTTACAATCTTTACATCTAATTAATTCAATGTATTCTTTCGCCATATTCAAACCTCAAAATAAAGTCAACTGTTCATATCCTGTTTTCTTTTCGATTCCGAATCTATCAATGTATTTCAGAATCAATTCCATATCTTCACATGGTATTCCTACACCGCTTAAATCTGTCTTATCCCATGTGTTGATTCCTACATATTTACCACCATTTACAAATTCACCATCGTCAATTGTTATTTCTAAGTGATTGTCATAGATGGTCTTGTAACTATCGAATAGTCCGAAGTTTGAGGCTCGTGGTTCTTCCTTTTCAAATTTAAGGTTGTAATGTGATTCAAGGTATGCAACTACTGCACTTGCGTTGAAAGTTCGTTCGTCCATGTGACCATCTTACCTTTCAAAAATTCCGTATCTTTATCCGTATAAATCTTTACTGGATTTCCCCACTTTTCATGTACATACTTCGCTCTTGCGTTGTATTCTGCATAGTCCTTGGGATTGCAATGATATTGCAACCGATCGAATATGTCCTTTGGAATATCTGCCCAAATTACGCTTTCAGAAAAATCATCATCAAAGTAAATTGGTTCGGTGCTATATCCAAAACGCTTATGCCATGCATCGGTTGTCTGTATCTGTTGTAAAGGCGGTAGTTTTGCTTTTACTTCCGCAATGGTAGGCATGTATTTATTTTCCAGTACCCACTTATTAATCACATTGACTACCTTTTTATACGGCTCGTCTTTAAAAGCGTTTTCCCATAGCCTTAGCATCAACACCTGTTCATCTGTACTTAAATCTTTAAAATGGTAAGGATAGTAGACCTTCAGCATCTTCAGAATCATTGCCGTTTCCTGTTGTGTCATGGATGGCCACACTCCCTTCTAGTACTTGTCCAAATACATCTTGTTTATTGTTTCTTATTTTCTGATTGAGATAACCTTCAAATTTGTTGCCAAATAGTGTTTCTGGTCTTAGGAATTTTTCGTATTCCGTACCTTTCCAATCTTCATATTTCTTGTCAATTACCGTATAAAAGTCGTTTACCGTATATCCTTCTTTTAATCTAGCCTTAATAAGAGATTGTGTTTTTAAGGTACTAGACTTGAAACGTGAATCTGTTTTTTGATTTAGGTAGGTGATTATTTCGTTGATTTCATTTTTGAAATCGACAATATATTCTTTCTCTTTCTCTATCTCTATATCTTTCTCTAACTCTATCTCTATCTCTGGTGGACATTTTGAGGACAAATGTCCCAACTCCGCTTTTTCGCTTTCAATCTTCGCTCTGTATTCTCGTTTTCTATCTGCTTCGGTAGATGATTTTCCAATGTAAGATTGAATGTTCATCATGTAAATAACTCCGTTATCTAAAACCTCAATTAGACCTAACTGTTTAAAGATTTTTAACGCTTCTTTAACAACTCCGACTTGGTGTCTTGTTATCGTTGCTATCATTTCTTCGCTATAAGGAATGATATTATTGAATAGCAATTTGCCCTCTGATTTAACGCTTTTAAGATAGAGTTTTAAGAGAATGTTTGAATACAAATATCCATCTTGCATTGATTCCAGAAGAACCATTGTTTCATCTTCAAAGAAATTGTCTTTCAATCTCATGTAGTAGTATTTCTTGTTATCTGCCATTCAATCACACCTCGGAAAATACATCAGCAGCCGGCACTTCTCTAACCGCTTTAAGTCCGTTTCCAGTTCCGATTAAAAAACCTCTGCATTCCAAGTCCCAAATAATCGGCGCAATATCCGATACTGTTGTTCCGCACCACTTCGCTATATTATTCAGCGATCCTGTGTATTGTCCGTTCTCTTGCGTGTGCGTATAGACAACTGCGTAAGCAATAAGGCTTTCTTCTGATAGTCCGAGTTCTTTAATCATCCAATCGTGAATTTCTATTGTTTCGTTGTTCTTAATCATTTAATCGCTCCGTTTCTTCTTCGTATTCCTTAATGATTCCCTTTTTGATAAACCATTCTAACCGCTCGTCAATTTCGCACGGTGTGATATGGTATCTTTCAATGAATTTTTGACTTCCCATGTTGTGCGCTTCTATATGATGGTTTCTACATAGTGGTATAGCGTGTAGTCCAATGTGAGATACCTTATCTCTGAAACCACGTCTATTAATATTTTCGTGATGGTGTATGTCTGCTTTCTGACCGCACACAACGCATATTCTTTTAAGGCATAAGATGTAGCATTGTTTCTCTGTCCATGTGTAGCCGTATTCAGATATTGCCTTGCCGGATATTGGTATTTCGTTGGCAATCATGTAATTGATGATGTACTGTATCAATCCATTAGCTTCTGCCATACTGTATGCTTTCAGCGTTCCGATTGATAAATTGTTTGCGTCCTCGTACTGCATCATCATTTCTAGTCGTACTTGCTCTTTGTAATCGCCGGTGTATTCCGATATGTCTTTACATAGTCCAAAGATAAATTTACGTTGGGGAGCAGACATGAAACGTCTATCAATCAGTTTCACGTCTACATCTAGTACCCCTCCGTTTTCTAGGTAGAGTTCATTCACTTTTCCTATGTCTATACCATCAACGATGTACTGCCCTTTATCCTTAATCAGTAGTGCCATGCCGTTTCTCGATTACGTCTACCAATACATCA